AGGAGGTGCTGGTAAAACAGATTTAGCTAATGATTTAATGTCAAATCATAACTTTAAGGTATTTGGTAACGCCAAGACTGCTGATATTGCATTTGCTTGGAATGGAGAAAATGTCATTTTCGATTATAGTAGATCTCAACAAGAACATATTAACTATGGCGTGATTGAGGATGTTAAAAACGGACGAGTTTTCAGTGCTAAGTATCAGTCAACAACTAAGATGTTTTCTAGACCTCATGTCTTCATATTTGCAAACTTCCTACCGGATTGGTCCAAGATGTCTATGGATAGGTGGAATGTGTGGTCATTTGATTGTGGAGCTTTAGCTCCAATACTAGCCCCCGAGTATTAGGTGTCAATTTTGTGCGTTTAAAATCGATCTTTTTTATCTGTAGTTCTATTATAATGTTTAAAAAAAGAAACTACCGCAAGCGTGTTTCCAAGAGACGAAGTGTTGTTGGTCGAAGACGTTCTTCTGTTTCTGTCGCTGTAAAAAAATATGTTAAGTCAACCATTTCACGAAATGTTGAAGATAAACGCAACTCTAGTGAGAACTCTTTTGCTATTGGTTCAGTTTCCAATAGTTCTACGTTATATGCTCGTCCAGTCACTCCCGCTGGTGGATTCATGACGATTGCTCAAGGCACTGGCCAAGGCGACAGAATTGGCAACGTTATTAAAACAAAGAAGTGCATTCTCCGATATGCTTTGTTTCCCGTTCCTTATGATATAACTGTGAACCCCAATCCCGCTCCAGTCGAGGTGTTAATCATCCTCGGATACTTAAAAGTTACTCCTTGCTCAACTCCTACATCTGCTGGTATTCAGCAATTATACCAAATTGGGAATACAACTATTGGTGCTCAAGGTGATTTAGGCGATTTAATTAATCCCTTTAATACAGATGTGTGGGTTATTAAGAAAACCATGAGGCATAAGATTGGTTATGCCGATAATTCTGGAACTGGCTCTAGAAATGGTAGTCAGTTCTATGCCAATAATGATTTCAAACTAAATGTTGTTCGAAGTGTAGATATCACAAGTATCTATCCAAGTAAGTTTGTGTTCCAAGATACACAAACCATACCTCAGAATGCTGGACTATTTTTAATGGTTCAAGCTATCAACGCTGACGGTACCACAAGTAACGCCGCCAACACTAAAGCGTTTTTTGAATACACTGTTGACTATCATTATGAAGATGCATAACGTAACCGTTATGACTTGACACACAACTCGGGGGCTAGTATTACCCCCCGAGTGTGTCATCTCCCAAAAAAAATTGAAATGAATTTTTATTAGTTAAAAGTTCATCATTATTCAATCAACATAATATAAGATGGCAAACAGATATCGATCTTGGTGTTATACAACAAACAACTATACTGAAAAAGATTTAGTAGAATTGGAAGGTATACAATATCAAGTTTATGGTAGAGAGGTTGGTGAATGTGGAACTCCACATTTGCAAGGCTTTGTGTATTTCACAAATGCTAGAACATTTTCATCACTGAAAAAGATGTTACCACGTTCTCATATAGAACCCAAGTTGGAACATACAACTCTTGACCAAGCAATAAACTATTGTATGAAAGACAACAATTACACTGAATATGGTGTTAGACCAGTTGATAAACGTAACAACGTTAATCACTGGAAAGAAATAAAAGAAAAAATTGAAAGTGGAACTTACACTTTAGCAGATATCTGCAGAGAGTATCCAGAAGAAGCAATTAAATACGCTAACGGTATTCGTCAAACCTTTGACTTGTTAGCTCCTAAGTATAAGTTTAGCATTCTGGAAAAATACGGTGCCTACAACAAATTTCAACAATTTGTGTTAGACAAGTCGAGTGAGATTCCTCACGATAGAGAGATATTATGGATTTATGACCAAAGAGGAGGTGCTGGTAAAACAGATTTAGCTAATGATTTAATGTCAAATCATAACTTTAAGGTATTTGGTAACGCCAAGACTGCTGATATTGCATTTGCTTGGAATGGAGAAAATGTCATTTTC